ACGAGGTATAAGAGATGAAAACTTACGAGGAAGTGAGGAGAGAGGTAGTCAAATTTCTTAAAGAGAGCGAGATTACCCCTTACGATTTGGCTCGTATCAGCAAAGACCTTTGCCGATGCGGAACTTGTAAATTCTTTGTCCAACACTATGACAAGGATGGGAAACCTCTTGATTTTGGTCATTGTCGTAAAAATAATAGGATTAGTTCAAAGAAACCATACGAGTCATCTTGTGGATTTTGGGAATTGGAGGAGCAAAAACAATGACATCTGAGTATGAATTAAAGCCGTGTCCATATTGTGGTCACGATCGCCCATACATCACGAGGTTTCCACAAACGGGTGTTTGGTTGATACATTGTCCTAAGTGTGATGCACTTTTCAGCAAGTGTCAATCCGCTCAGAATACCGGGAGAACAGCTACGATCAATCTTTGGAATAAACGAGTCAAAGAAACGGCCCATCTACTTAATGGCGGCGATGGGCTATACGATACCTGTTCTAACTGCAAAGAGGAGATATATTTAGCAAGCCCTATGAAATGTTGTCCTAATTGTGGATGTCAGTTCGTATCAGCATTGAAAAATTCTGAAAATTGATACAGGAAATTCTAAAAAGCAGATTGACAAAATCTGCTTTTTAGTGTATAATATAGGTAAAGGAGGTAAAGTTATGGAAATCTTAACACAGAAACAATTTGCTGAAAAAATCGGTGTTACTCGTCAAACCGTTCACAAATGGGATAAACAAGGTTTGCTCCCAGCACGAAAAACAATCACCGGCAAAAGTTACTACACAGACGAGGATGTAGAGCGTTATTACAAAGGAGGAGAACAGGATGGCAACAATTCCAATGAAAAAGATAATTCCTCGTGGGTGGGATGAACAAGAGTTACCCATAGATCGTTTGAGTATTCTCAAGAAAACCATTAAGGAAAGAATGGAGAAAAATGTACCCATTCCTCCGAAATGGATTAACGAATACAATGACTTAGTGATACAGCACTTAATTGAGCAAGGATATGTGGAGGAATAATGATGGCTATGAATTTAGACGAATTATTATCTACAGATACCCCTCAATCTGAGGAGTTTGCACCGTATGTTCTAAAATCGAGTGGCGAGCGACAGGACACTATCAACGACCCTGAGTTTGTAGCCATTCTCAACAAACTGTTCGATCTCAAGCCTGAGAAATCAAGAGATTTTACAAGGGATGACATCGGAATGGCAAATTTATTACAAGCCGTTTATCGAGATAAAATCCGATACTGTCCTCAAAATCAGACTTGGTATATATGGGATAAGCAAAGATGGGAACGGCAAACCGATGATGGTCTAATTTCTGAGAAACTGCAAGACCTACTCAATCTGCTCAATATCTATGTAGATGAAATTGAGGAAAACAGTGACGAGGAATTGATTGAAAAATATCGTAAGTTTCTCTCATCGTGCCGTAAATATCATCCGATGCGTGGAATTTTGAAAGTCTTTGAAACGAATGTAAGACTCTCTCTTTCCGAAATGGATAATCATCCTTACATTCTAAACACTACCAATGGAGCATACGACTTGAGAACAGGAAAGCAAGTCGAGAACTCACAAGAGTTAAACATCACGAAATGTGCTAACACCTATCCTGCACACGCTCTCACAAAGCGTTGCGATCGTTGGTATCAATTCATCGATGAGATTATGTCCGGCGATAAGGAAAAGGCAAAATTCTTACAGAGGGCTTTGGGCTATTCTCTCTTAGGTGTAAACAAGGACGAGTGTATGTTCCTCGCTTACGGAGCAAAGACTCGTAACGGTAAAGGTACTCTGTTTGGGGCAATCAAGGATGCTCTTTCCGAGGACTACGCTGATACAGCATCAAGTGCTTTGATCTGTAAAGACAGTCGAGGGAGAGTAACGGACTTTAATGCTCCTCAGCCCGCTCTCGCTAAGATTAAAAGCACTCGTATTGTCGAGATGTCTGAAAATGAGAGTGATGTAATTTTAGCATCTGCGGCAATGAAAGCAATGACAGGTCGTGACCGACTTGTTACGAGAGGTCTGTACGAGAACTCTTTTTCATTCGTACCTCAGTTTACCCTTTGGTTATCTACAAACTATCTCCCCATCGTAGATGATGACTCTGTATTCCGTTCCAATAGAATTTGGGTAATCGAGTTTAACGAGTCGTGGGCAGATGAGGGAAACAGAACGAACACAAAGCGTGACAATGACCTCAAGGAGTTATTCGCAAAGCCTGAAAATCAACCGACCATTTTGAAGTGGCTTATGGATGGTGCGGCAGAATATCTCAGAATAGGATTGGCTGTGCCGGAGTGCGTAAAGCAATCCACTTTGAATTATCGAAACCGTTACGATCGTATTAACAACTTCATTACTGAATGCTGTGAACTCGGTGACGATAAGAAAATTCGCCGTGGCGATTTGCACACCGCATATACGCAATGGTGCTTTAGGAGCGATAATCGTTACAAGCCGATGCAACAATCAAAGTTTTATGCAGAAATGGAACTCAGAGGATTTCCTGTGGTGAAAAATAGCGAGTGGTTTTATAAGGGTATCAACTTAAAGCCCTCGAATGGTAAGATACCTATTTAGGGAGTAAAGGGAATATTTTTACAGAAAACTTTGCATAAGAAAATTATTATATTATAGGGAATAAGGGGAATATTTTTACAGAAAAGTTTATATAAGAAAAAAAAAGAATAAATACTATATAGAGATTTAGGCTGTCGAAATATTCCCTAACATCCCCTGAACAAAAGGAGGACTGAATTATGGATGATAAGGAACTCTCCGAGGTTGGAGAGCGAGTAGTAAAGCAGAAACGACCTAAGAAGTCAGAGCAGATGTCTGTACACACAGACCCCGGAGATAATACGAAATATCTCTTGGTGAGTATGAAACTCGCAGGACTCCCTAAGGTTGACCTGTACGACTCTGATGCGGTACAGACTCGACTCAACGAGTATTTTCAGATACACGCTGATAACGATATGAAGCCGACTGTAGCAGGTATGGGCTTGGCTCTTGGTGTTGATAGACGGAGATTGTGGGAGATCAGGACAGGTCAAAGGATGGGTGGTACGACTGCCTATGACTTACCGAAAGCCACACTGGACTCGATAAAAAGAGCCTATGAAATGATCGAGAATTTGATGGAAAACTATATGCAGAACGGCAAAATCAACCCTGTTTCCGGCATATTCTTGATGAAAAACAACTTTGGCTATCAGGATAAGACCGAATATGTCCTGACTCCCAACACGCACAGCGACTCCGACTACGATGCAGACGATATAAAGAAACGGTACTTGACCGACTCTACGACTATCGACTCTGACAGCGACTCCGACTCTTGAGCGACTTTAGCGACTTTCGACTTTGCCAACGACTTTAGCGACTTTGGCAACTTTCCGACTCTCAAGCAGAAAAATAGCGGCTCGCCCTCTCAAAAAATTGGGAGGATGAGTCGCTTTTTCATTGATTTTTCATCGGTTTTCGGTCTGATTTTGGGCTGATTTTGGGCTGATTTTCAATCGTGCCGGGCGGCGATCGTTTCCGGGTGAATGGTCAACGCATTTGTTGAAATGCTCTGTAATGCCTCTAAAACGCTCTGTGAGGCGTTTTTATCGTTCTGATGTATAAGAACATACCCAAAACAAAAAGCCGCTCAAAACGGCTCTAAAAGGCTCTAAAAACGATATTAAAAAAAGCCGGGCATAATATCCCGGCGGCGATCGGCATAATAAAAGCCGGGCGGCGTTCATTCCGTCCCGGCTTTTATTTTTATTTCGTCTTTTTAATTATTTCAGATAATATAACGAATGGTAATATCAGAATACATATAACAATCATTTTAACGCTCTCCTATTGGTAAACGGCTCCAAACGGGCGTATTTTTAACCGTGTTTCGCATCTCTTTTATAGCATCGTTTAACGCTTTTAGTGTTTCGGTATAATCTAAATACCGTGTACACCAGCCCGGAAAAACGGCGTTACATTCGTAATTGTTAACGCATTCGATTAAAAATTGTTTTATTCGTGTTATTTCTTTTTGGGCGTTCCTGCGATCGTTCCAATTATCGAAACAATAACCAAAATTAAATTCAATATCGATTGAAAATCCTTCATAATATCCCGGCTCTATAGCGATATGAAAATAATAAAAATATTCTTGTTTCAGCCGGGCGGCAATTTGATTATAACAATCTGAAATAAAATCGTTGTAGAATTCATCGTCATAATCGATATTGTTACAATTATAACCTATAGTTATATAATCACTTGTTTTATAATTGATTGTTCCCATTTTTAATAATTCTCCTCTTTTAATAATTCCCGGTCGCATTCGTCCGGGCGGCGTGCATATATTTTAATTGTTTTTCCGCTCTGTAAATCCTCTAAAAGCCGCCACGGAAATATATAAACAAGATCGGAATAACAATTATAAACGCTGTGACCCGTTTCAAAATTTGATAAACAATATGTTTCACCGAAAAAATAACAATCAATTTGCGATAAAACATCGCCAATAATTAAAACCGGGTCACGCTTAGCGGCGGCGATCGTTTCCGGGTCGTATTTAATAGTTATATTACCGTTCTTATATTCCCGGCAATTATCTGTAGATCGTAGCATTTTATAAACCTCCTATTAAATATAATTTTCTTTTATACATTCGTGTAAATCGTCCAAATCGCAAACGCCTTGTAAGTCGTAAATAGCATTTTCAACTGCCTCCACGATAAAATCAAAATGCACGGTACAATAATAGTTATAGTATTTATTTAATAGATCGGCGGCTATTTCTCTAACGATCGTTTTAGTATTTTTCATTATTTCATTCCTCCGTTAAAAGTTAATTTTTTCAAATCGTTCCGGGGCGTAAATTGTTTCATAATGGTAACCGTCATTATAATAATTTTTTACACGGTGTTTTGTGCCATCTCTTATAATAGGCGTAGACGGTAATAGCGTCGTTAATTTGTTAAAAAGATCGGCGGCGCATTCGTTGATCGTTTCCGGCGTCGTTTCAAAATCGAATAACGCATCATAACAAATATTTGTTAATTCGTCCAATGATGCATCGCGGGAAAATTTGTTATTGTTTACGGGCGTTTTGATATAATGATGAGGAAACAACGGGTTTTCATCATATTGCACATAGTAATAATGACCGTTATAAACAAATTCGATATATGTTGTATGTGTTGCTCTGAATGCAAAATCAACATAATTTTTATATCTGTTTAATTTTTCGGTTAATTCGGAAATATACATTTGCCGTTTTTCCGTTGGTTTTTCGTTTTGGGCGTTCTGAATTGCTTTTAATCTTGTTTCCGTTTCAATAGCGGCGTGGCGTGGCGTTCTATTGTATAAAATAGCCGTGCGCAATGGTTTTACCTTGCCGCCGTGATCGGTGACAATCTTAGCAAGCATCGTTAATAGTCTTGCCGTGTTAAATGTGAATGTTGCCGGGTACAATGTTTCATTTTCTCTTGTTACGATCATTTTGTAGATCCTCCTATAAAATAATTTTTGTTAGAATGGGCGTGTATTGGTTTACGGTAACATTATATACTAATTTATCGTAATTGTCAATAGATAAATCAAGATTTATCGTAAATTTTCATCAATTTACAATTCGTTAATAATTCGGTCATTCCGTCCGGGCGGCGATCGTATGCCCGGCGGGGGAATAGGAGCGGCGGCAGGAGTCGGAGTTAGCCCTCCGAGTAGGCGAAAAATCAAAAAGTCAAAAATTTTCCGAAAAATAAAAAGAGAAATTTACGAAAACCTATTGACAAGTTATCGTAAATGGTGTATAATAAGGCTACAACAAACGGAGGTAATGAATATGAAACAAGCAGTAGCCTATATGAGAGTTAGCACCAATGGTCAAACAGGAGAGGATGCTTTCGGCTTGGATGCCCAAAAGGAGCAGATCATTGAATACGCTAAGGCTCACGATATTCAAATCATAAATTGGTATGTCGATGAGGGTGTATCAGGAGCAGATGCTCGTAAACCTGCATTGGACGAGATCGTAGCAGGTGCGGTGACCAATCCACCTGTTGAGATGGTCATTACCGCAAAGAACGATAGAATTTCTCGCAAGGTTGAATACTATTACGCATACAAGATTAAGTTGCAGGAAGTCGGTATTAAGATTGTCAGCGTGGCTGAGGATTTTGGTCGAGAGAGTATGTTCACTCCAATTCTTGAAGCGTTGACTGCGGCAATGGCAGAGGTCGAGAGAGGGATGATTACTGCTCGCACAAGCGGCGGCAGAAAAGTCAAGGCATCTCGTGGCGGCTATAGTGGCGGTAGAACTCCTTATGGATATAAGGTGGATAAGAACATCAAGGGTATGGTCATTGATGAGGAACAAGCAGAGGTTGTGAGAATGATCTTTGCGATGAAAGCAGAGGGAGCAACCTATCAGCGTATTGTAGATGCTTTGAACGCTAAAGGTTATACCAACAAGAGCGGCGGCAAGTGGGCTATCAGTTCGGTGCAGGTTATTCTCGGCAATGAGCAGACCTATCGTGGTATGTACAAGTATGGTGAGCAGAGTGAGTGGGTGCAAGGTGTACACGAGCCTATCCTCCCGGTGGAGGGAATATGAGTCGTAGACCTTTTAGAAAACCAACAACAGGTGGGGAGATCATCTTTGTTTTTGTAGTCGGTGGCGGCTTGTACTTGTTGTTTACGCTCCCTGTCCTGTTTTGGATATTGTTGATCTTGTTCGGAATACTTTTTATAGGATGGTTATTAAAGAAATGAAAAAATCTATGGCAGGTTGGGTTACTCTGATAGTAGTATTAACTGTGGTGTTAGTGACCGCATCGATCAAATTGTCTGCGTTCTTTGAGCAATCTCCAAAAATGTGTCATCACGAACATATCAGCGAAACTTATTGCTCTCCTGAGGGAGTAGCACCTTATACCAAACGAGTATGTGCGGATTGCGGTTACTATTTGGGATATACAATTCACAAATAAAGGAGAAACGATGATGAAAAGATTTGTGTCATTATTGCTGATCATCCTATTGGTACTCGGACTGAGTGCCTGTGCGAGTCAGCCGACAGAACACACGATGACCTTTGTCGAGAGCAAGGATCTCGTGATAAACGAGCAGACCTACATTGGGCTGTTCTACGATTACACCAATAACTCAGGGGAAACGGCTATCCCGGCAGATGCGATCAATGTAAAGGCATTTCAGAATGGAACGGAGTTAGTCGTGACCGTCTTTACAGGACAGAAAACTGAGGATGCTATTCAGTGCGATACAAGTGTTCAGAATGGAACGACCGTGAGGGTTGTATGGCTCTTTGAGAGAGTCGATGAGTCACCTGTATCGGTGGAGATGTCAGACGGTCAGAAATTCACCGTTGAGTGACAGAGATTTGTGAGTGCGTAATGATTTACGGTATTGTAGGTCGTTACGCACTTTTTCTATTTAGGAGGTAATTATGGAACAGTTGCTTGAGAAAATTCTCGAAAAAATAAAAAAGACACCTGAGGTACAGGTGTTCAAGGATTTGTACTATATGTGCTTGGAAGCGATGAAAACGGATGTAAAACTCGCTACCCGGTACTTGGTCGAGTTGTCGGTAGAGTGCGAGAGGGCTATTGCGATCGGAAAGTCGGAAAAGTACCTCAAGGAGATTTTTGCTCTACATAAAAAGGTACTGCTTGCCGCCGCACCTGAGCATTTTGAGTCATACCTGCTCTATGTTGAGTGGAATAGAGAGCCTGAAAAGAAATTCTATCCCCCTCGCCGTAAGGTGCTGAAACAGGTCGTGGATGCTTTGCAGGACTTAGAGGACGATAAGTTAGACCTGCTTGCCATCTCGCTCCCTCCCGGCTCAGGTAAAACCACCCTCGCCATTTTCTATCTGACTTGGATAGGCGGCAAACACGCAGATGAGCCATCGCTGACAGGCTCGCACTCAAATTCCTTTGTTCGAGGAGTCTACGATGAAGTCCTGCGTATTCTCGACCCTCAGGGCGAGTACCTTTGGTACGATGTGTTCCCATTGGTATCGGTGAGCAATACCAACGCTAAGGACTGCCGCATAGACATCGGAAAGCGTAAGCGTTTTGAAACCCTCGAATTTACCTCAATCGGTACAGGTAACGCAGGTCTGTATCGTGCGGCTCGGTTGCTCTACTGCGATGACCTTATCAGTGGTATCGAGGTCGCTCTGAGTAAGGAGCGATTGGACAAACTGTGGGAAACCTACACCACTGACCTTAGACAGCGTAAGATCGGTGACCACTGTAAGGAATTGCACATCGCTACTCGGTGGTCAGTTCACGATGTCATTGGTCGATTGGAAGCGGACTACGGTGACAGCGATCGTGCGAGGTTTATTGTCGTTCCGGCACTGAATGAAAACGATGAGAGTAATTTCGATTATGCCTACGGTGTAGGTTTCAATACAAAGTTCTATCACGAGCAGAGAAACATTATGGAGGATGCGAGTTGGAGAGCATTGTATATGAATGAGCCGATCGAGCGAGAGGGATTGCTCTATCAAGAGGACGAACTCAGGCGATACTTTGAATTACCCGATAGTGAGCCTGATGCAATTCTTTCGGTATGTGATACCAAGGATAGAGGTACTGACTACTGTGCTATGCCAATCGTATATCAGTACGGAAATGATTATTATGTGGATGAGTTTATTTGTGACAATAGCAATCCTGAAATCGTGGAAGCGAGATTGATTGATGTCCTGCTTCGACACAGAGTGCATTTTAGTCGTTTCGAGTCAAATTCTGCCGGAGGTCGAGTTGCTCAAAAGATACAAGAGGGGGTTAAAGCCAAAGGAGGAAAAACAAAAATCACTACGAAATATACGACAGCCAATAAGGAAACAAAGATTATCGTCAATTCTCCGTGGGTCAAGGAGCATTGTTTGTTCAAAGATAATTCCATAATCAAGATCGACAAAGAGTATAAAAGGGCATTGAATTTTCTTTGCACCTACACTATGGCAGGAAAAAATCGCAACGATGACATCCCGGATGCGATGGCACAATTTGCCGAGTTTGCTCAATCTCTCGTTGGCAATAAAATCGAGGTCTTTCAAAGACCGTTTTAAGGAGGAAAAAAAAATGGGAAAATTCAAACACGGTTATAGTCACACTCGTTTACATAATATTTGGATAGGTATGCGACAGCGATGTCGAGATGAGACCACGAGAGAATATCATCGATATGGTGGACGAGGTATTAGTGTATGCGAGGAGTGGGATGATTTTGAAGTGTTCCGAGAATGGGCTTTGGCTAACGGATATGATGAAAACGCACCTCAAGGTCAATGCACTCTCGATCGCATTGATAACGATGGTAATTATGAGCCATCAAACTGTAGGTGGGCTACGATGGAGGAACAATCGTTGAACAGACCAAAAAGATCATCATATTACGAGTATAATGGTGAAAGTCATACCTTGTACGAGTGGGCTAATCTCTTTGGTGTTGCCTATAGAACATTAAAACATCGTGTAAAAGCAGGATGGTCGCTCGAAAAGGCACTCACGACCCCTGTTCGTCAATATTTGTAATTAAAAAAATCAATATATTGTGTAAAAACCACTTGACAAACACAAGATATAGTGGTATAATTAAAGGGTAAAATGAAATAACTCTATTTGTGCGTAATGATTTACGGTTTGGGCTACCGCCCTTGTAAGTCATTACGCACTTTTTATTTTGTAGCAAAGGAGGGGTTTTAGATGGAAACAAGACATCTGTTTGGTCGTACTGTCATCACACAC